GCCGCTGGCGTCCACGCCCTCCTGCAGGACATTGGATACCGTACGGAAATTGCTCCGCAGCGCGTTCAGCATCGCCATGCGGTATTCGTCAGAGGCCGTGCCTTTCTTTTCCACAGTCCCCGGTTTGCCGGTCAGCGGGTTGGAAGTCGGCAGCGCGAACTTTTTGTCCATCTCGGCCTGCTTGTTCAGGCGGTCGATGGTCTTGCTCATCTCCTTGATATCCGCCTCCATCTTTTCATACGCTTCCGCATCGGCGGCAGCCATCTTGCCGTCCTTATCGATGTGGTCCTCCAAAAATTTCTTCGTGGATTCCCACAGTCTTGCGCGTTTTTCCAGCATTTCATTAATAGTCACAGCCATAGTAGTTTCCTCCCTTAATGACTCAATAAATCAAGCCGCTCCTTTAATGGTGCGGCATCTACACGGTTATCCGGCTCTGCCGGTTTGTCGATAATGTTGAACTTGCCCAAAAAGGAATTGATGACCGTCAGCCTGCCGAACAGCACTGCCTCCGGCACATCCTTTTTATCAGAATCACCGGCGTACAAAATATCGTCCGCGAATCCCAGCTCGACAGCCTTCTTTGCATTGAACCAGGTCTCGGCATCCATCATGTGGGCAATCTTCGTCCGGGTCTGTCCCGTCTTCAGTTCATAGGCATTGATGATGCTTTCCTTGATCTCGTCCAGCATATCGATAGCCTGCTGCATGACCTTCTTGTCGCCCATAGCCACGGTCATCGGGTTGTGGATCATCATCATGGCCACCGGGGACATGGAAACCTTGTTCCCTGCCATGGCGATGACCGATGCGGCGGAAGCCGCGATACCGTCGATACGGACATCCACATTGCCGGGATACTCCATCAGCATGTTATAAATCTGTGCCGCAGCGAACACATCGCCGCCCGGCGAATTGATCCATACCGTGATGTCCCCTTCGCAGCTTTGCAGTTCATCACGAAAAAGACCCGGTGTGACTTCATCGCCAAACCAGGTCTCATCGGAAATCTGCCCGTTCAGTACCAGGGTGCGGCTGCCGGTATCCTCGTTCCGCACCCAGTTCCAGAATTTCTTTTTCAATTGTTGTTACCTCCGTTTTCTTGCGCCGGTTGTTTTCGGTTGGCGAACAGTCCCGCGTCCTTCAGCTTGGTCATGTTCCCGTTGATCAGGTACAGGTTGCCGCCCTCCTCTTCGGATATCGGATTGAGATTTTCCATCTCCCGGATGTCGTTGGCGGACAGCCAACCGTTCTGCCGGCCCACCGCATAACCGTTCATCCGGCTCTGGTAATCACCACGGAGCAATCCATCCACATTGAACTTGATGAAGTAGTGCTGTTTTTCCGATGGCAGCAGCAATGCTTTGTGCATCGCCTGTTCCCAGCGGATGACCCAGGGGTTCAGCGTGTACTTCACGAATTCCAGGGACTGCTGCTCAATGTTGGAGAAGCTGGATTTGTCCAGGTCGCCCACCATATGGGGCGGCACCCGGAAGATACGGGCAATCTCATCGATCTGGAATTTCCGCGTCTCCAGGAACTGTGCGTCGTTGGGCGGCACCGACATCGGTTTGTAGGTCATGCCCTCTTCCAGCACCGCCACGTTGTGGCTGTTCTTACCGGAGAACTGTGCATGCCAGCTCTGCCGTAACTTTTCCGGGTCTTTCACCACACCGGGATGTTCCAATAACCCGCTGGGCGTTGCCCCGTTGGCGAAGAAGGAAGAACCGAACTCCTCTGCCGCCATGGTCATGCCGATAGCGTTCTTCGCCATAGCGATTGGGGAATACCCGATGAGGCCGTCAAACCCAAGGCCTGGAATATGCAGAACCTGGTCGGGTCGGAGCTTCACTTCCTCAAACCGCTGTTTCCCACCGAACTCGTCCAGATAACGGGTGTAGGTGTAGAAAAGCTGTCCACCCTCGTCCCTCCGAACATCCATCCGGTCAGGCATCAGGGGGTACAGCCATTTCACCCTTCCGTAGCCGTCCCGGATAATCTGGGCATAGGCATTGCCGTACAAAAGCAAATGCCCCATGAGTGTCTCCCGGAAGATGAAGCTGGTCATCTCGGGGTTCGGCTCGTCATGGAGCAGTGGGTATAACGGATGGTCGCTGACCATCTCTTTTCCTTTGTCTTTATACCGATACACATGCAGCGGCAGTCCTGCGATGGATTCCGCAAGGATGCGGACGCAGGCATACACCGCCGTGACCTGCATGGCCGTGCGCTGGTTCACCGTCTGCCCTGCCGTGCTCCGTCCAAAGTAGTACTGAAGGGTGCTGGATAGTGAGTTCGTAGGTTTGTCCCGAGAATGGAACAGTTTGCCAAAAATACTCATGAATTTTGCGCCATAATTCATATCATCAGTATCCCCCTGTCATCATAAACACTCTCACCTGCATCATTCCCGCAGCGGATCGCCCGGTCCAACGCCATGACCGTGGCCACCACCCCGTCAATCTTTTCCGTAGATTTTTCCTTGTCCGGCTTGATATTCCCGGCCGGGTCCGTCTTGATGAAGATGTTGTCCATCATCCACCGCAGGACGGGTTGCCCGCCATGGGCGATTCTCTGCTCCAGCGTCAGCTTCATCAGTTCCTTAGTCGGCGGGCTCATATCCTTAAAACCCTGCCCGAAAGGAACCACGGTGAAGCCCATACCCTCCAGGTTCTGCACCATCTGCACAGCGCCCCAGCGGTCAAATGCGATTTCCCGTATGTGATACCGTTCACCTAATTTTTCGATGAACTGTTCAATATAGCCGTAATGCACCACATTGCCTTCCGTGGTCTGCAGGAAACCCTGCCGTTCCCATACATCGTAGGGAACATGGTCACGGCGCACCCGCAGTTCCAGGTTCTCTTCCGGTATCCAAAAGAATGAAAGAACCTGGAATTTGTCGTCTTCGTCTAACGGAGGAAACACCAGCACGAAGGCCGTGATGTCCGTGGTGCTGGACAGGTCCAAGCCGCCGTAACAGATACGCCCCTCCAATTCATCCGCATCCACCGGGAACGCGCAGGCATCCCACTTGTCCATAGGCATCCAGCGGATGCTCTGCTTCACCCATTGGTTCAGCCGGAGTTGGCGGAAGGCGTTCTCCTCTCCGGGGTTCTGCCTTGCGGAGTTGAACGCATCCTTTACTTTTTCCAGGGCCACCGTGATACCCAGGGACGGGTTTGCCTTCTTCCACACCTTCGGGTCTGACCAGTCCTCGCTTTCATCCGCGCCATAGATGACGGGATAGAATGTCTGGTCTATCTTCCGGCCTTCCAGGATATCTTTCGCCTTTTGGTGCGTCTCGTAACAGATGCTGTGCGTATCAGTCCCTGCCGTGGTAATCAGGAAATACAACGGCTGCATCCGGGCATCGCCGGAGCCCTTTGTCATGACATCGAACAATTTCCGGTTCGGCTGGGTATGCAGCTCATCGAATATGACCCCGCTGACGTTGAACCCATGCTTAGAATAAGCATCTGCCGACAGCACCTGGTAAAAGCTGTTGGTGGGCAGATAGATCAGCCGCTTCTGCGACGCCAGTATCTTCACCCGTTTGTTCAATGACGGACACATCCGTACCATATCGGCTGCGACCTCAAACACGATGGACGCCTGCTGGCGGTCAGCCGCGCAGCCGTATACCTCTGCCCGTTCTTCCCCATCACCGCAGCATAACAGCAGTGCGACCGCTGCAGCCAGTTCGCTCTTGCCCTGTTTCTTGGGTATCTCAATATAGGCAGTCGTGAACTGGCGGTAGCCGTCCTGTTTCAGAATACCAAAGATGTCGCGGATGATGCGTTCCTGCCAGTCGATGAGTTCAAACGGCTTGCCGGCCCATGTGCCCTTGGTGTGTTTCAGGCACTGTATGAACTGCACCGCATAATCCGCGTGGGCCTTGCTGTACTTCGACCCCTTCGCCATGAACTTTGTCGGTTTGTATCCCCTCAGCTTCCGCATCATCCCCAACTCCCAACCAAAAAAGGACCTCCTTCCGGAAGTCCTCATTATTATTTTTTACAGCAAATCTATCAGAATTTCCAATTCGTGTTCTAACCGTTCCAGCTCCTGTTGAATGCATTTCATCCGGAATCCGTTCCGGCAGTTGCGGCCTTCCCGCTGCAGGCTGGTGATTTCTTCCTTCCGGCGGAGGATGACGCTTTCCATATCATCTTCGCCTTCCATCACGGTGGCGTAGTCCTTTTCAAACCGTGTCTTGGCCGCTTCCCGTCTGGACTTCTCATCCCTGTTAATTGTCAAGCAAATGTGTACAAAAAATCCTAAATAATTATGTACAATTCATCATACAGACTCTTCTTTAATGTGATCCTTCAAGCGGTATGAGTTTCCAGTGATTGTGACCACCTGGGAA